AGGAAAGAGGAGAAGCTTCCTCTAGGTATCGTTAAATCGGAAGAAGAAGGTCGAACTAAGATCGGAGGGATTATATCCACCGATACTGTGGACCAACAAGGCGACATGATCTTGCAGGAGGGAATGGACTTCTCTTACTTCCTTGATAAAGGATACTTCAATTATGAGCACAAAGGTGGAGTCGAGTTCATCGTTGGGGCACCCACCAAAATTGAACGAGTCAACTTGGATGGGAAACAAGCAACACGTGTTGAAGGTTATCTGATGACAGAAAAGCCTTTAGCGAAGACCATTATCGAAACCTGTGTTGCGATGGAAAAGGCTCAACTTGATCGGAAGATTGGGTTCTCTGTTGAAGGACAAGTGCTGACTCGTGATCCTGTAAATCCGAAGGTCATCACAAAAGCAAAAATCCTAAATGTAGCTATTACTTCAGCACCTGTTAATCCAGATGCGCAACTTGAGTTCCTTGCGAGGTCACTAATGAACGCAAAGCAAATTGCAAAAGAAATCCTTGAAGCCCATCCCGAAATCTGCAACAAAGACGTAATGGATGAACTTCATAAATTGATTATGGAGAAGTCCATCGGGTACCAAACTCCTGCCCAGCCTGCTCCCGAAGCAAGTCTGTCTGCACTTGTTCCTCAATCTCTAGAAGAAGAAGTCAGTGTACAAGACTTTGGTAAAGAGATGGAGAAAACAATGTACGACCGTCTAAAAGTTGAGATGGAGAAAATGATGGGAGAACGCATGAAAATGATGCTCATGCCCGAAAAAGGTGAAAAGGCTCCCCAAGTATCGACAAATCAAATTAAAGACGTTATGATGCGAGTATTCCCCCAATTAGGTGAGAAGAAAGCACGTGAACTCGCTTTAAATCTTGTAAACTCGGCAAAATCTTATTATAATACCTAAAAATCTTTTATTTTTTGGAGGTTCAAATGTCTGAACAAAAACCAGTTGAAGAGACTGTTGATAGCCAACGTCTTGAATCATTGATCGAAGATCTTTCTAAATCATTAAACAAAGACGATGAAGCAGTCGAAATCATCTCTAAAGGTGCAGACGCTATCGTTGAACAAAACAAGGCTCTTGTTGAAGCTGTTGAGAAATCAATTGCAAGCATCAATGAGAAACTTGAATCTTTCGTGAATCGTCTTGATTCTTTGGAAGGAAATCTTGAAAAAGGTTTAAATGACCTTGCAAGCCAACCTATCCAAAAAGCAATCACTGCTGAAGCGGAAGTTGCCCCTGCAGAAGTACAAGAAACTGTTGTAATTTCTAAATCAATGGTTCTTGAAACTGCAATTGCGGAATTAAAAACTTGTTCAAACCCCCAACGACTTGCAGAATTGCGTAAAGGTATTGCTCAACTTGAGAGCAATTACGCACCAGAAGTTGTTGCAAAATCTTTAAACATCAATCTGTAAGGAGAATACCATGTTTCAACCTAATGAAATGGTAAAAGTAGAAGACTTAGTTTCTTTAAATGAAGCACTTCGTAAATCAAATATCTCTGTAGGACACCAAACTGGTGCAGTCCCCGCAACTGATGGGCATCTGTCTGCACTCGTTCCTCAATCAATTGAAGGAATGCTTTCAGTTGCAACTCACACTATGGACGAGATCAAACTTTGGAAGAACATTCCTAAAGTTTCTGTAAACAACACTTTGCATGAATATGTACGTGTTGATGAGCATGGTCTCGATCTTGACCCATTCATCGCTGAAGGTGGTGGGGGATCTGACTTCGCTACTGGTCAAGGGAATTACTCTCGTGAATCTGTAAAGATCAAATACATGGCAGAACGTCGTCAAATTAGTGACGTTGCGTCAATGATCGGAATGATTGGAGACAACCGAAACGCACTTGCTGAAGAAACCGAACGTGGTACTCTTAGCCTCATGCGTAAAGTTGAACAACAATTATGGCATGGTAACGAATCTTTGAACAGTAATGGTTTCGACGGAATCATCAAACAAATCAAAGATAACGGAAATAGTCTTGACCTTAAAGGAAGTGTTCCTTCTCCTTTACTTCTTCAAGAAGTTCTCGGTGAAGTGTATGCGTCTCCTAACTATGGTCGTCCAGACACCATCTACGTTGAACCACGCATTCACTCAGAATTGATTCGTCAATCTGTTGAAAACGGTCGGCATGATATGTTCGTTCGTAATCCTGCTCAAGGAATCACTTTCGGACAACAAGATATTTATATCTCTGCTCCTTACGGTAAAGTTAAAGTTGAAAGTGCTCCATTCTTGCACACTGCTTCAAACTTCCCAAGTGCGAACATCGGATCTTTCGGTGGTACTTTCGCTAACCCTGCAGTAACTACTCCTGCTAAAGGAACAGATACTAAGGTGACTGCGGGTGATTATCGCATCGAAGTTGTCGCAGTTGATGCAAAGGGTGCGAAACGTAGTACACTTAATTCCGCAAATACAGTTGGTGCAGACGAAAAGATTGTTGTCACCTTTGATGGTAATGATGCAGGTGTCCTTTACTATCGTATTTACATTAGTAAGTTAAATGGTGCACAATCTACTTTGAAGAAAATCAAAGAAGTTGCGGGTGATCAAGCAAGTGTGACAATTACAGGCGATGATGCGTACAACAGTTCTCCAATTGTATTCGCGCAACATACTCCAGATGCACTTCAATTTGTTCGTTTGATGGATTTGATTCGTCGTCCTCTTGCTGAGACTTCGACTGTTAAACCATTCTTACTCATGTTGTTCGGATCACCTCTTGTTAAACTTCCTAAGAAGATGTTTGTATTAGATCAAGCTGGATTCAATGAGACTTCTGGTACTGCTGTTAACTACTTAAACCCAAACTTCTAAGATAGGAAATAAATAACCATGTGGAAATATAAAATAAGACTCTCACTCGTACCCCAAGCAACAAGTATTCGCTTTGCAGGGGAACGAATTGATCTTGATTCCAATGGTTGTGTTTTATCTCCTGTTTCGGAAGACCTTGCGCATAAGTTAGCAAACGCTCCGCACGTATTCGCTTTTGATTCTTCTGCTTCCAAAACTGAGGAAAAAGTGGTATCATCACAAAAAAAGCGAACACGTTCACGTAAAAAGAAAGAAGATTGATGCCTTGATTTAGTCATCATTTTCTGAGGAGTGGTGATGGCTAAATCAATATTCGATATTCTTACAGTACAGTTTTTAAAAAACACAACGATTGCAGGTGTAGACCTTACACTTGACGATGGTAGTCCCTTCCCCGATGATATCTTCGAGAAGTCCATTGAGCAAGCTGTTGCGATGGTGGAACTGGATTTAGGGATTATGATCTCACCTTTCTCCATTAAGGGGGAGAGGCACGATGTGGATCTAAAAGATCGACATAGTCACTACCTTATGTCTCTTGATTTGAAACCTTTGAAATCAGTTGATAAGATTAGTATTCGAGTAGGGAATACCGATAAAGCGGAGCTCCCTGTCGATTACGCGACAATCGGGAGTCATCTCCACTCTAAGATCAATTTGATCCCTACGTCCGCAACGGCAGGAAGCCTCCGATTTGTATCGGGTGTTCCCTTTCTCGTTGGGGATGTCTTCTCCCCTTATTCAACCTTTCCGCTTTATTTCTCTATAGATTATACGGCAGGATTCACTTTTGAGGAAGGAACGGCTACGATTCCCGATGGCGAAAGTGAAGTAACCATCAATCTCACTAACACGTTTAATACAACAGTGTACCCACAATTTACGATTACACCTGTAGCGAATGGTGGTGCAGGACTCCGTATGATTGGATCGAGTTCTACTTCTATAACAGTAAGTGCGAGGACTCCCCCCTCTGGAGGAGATCTTGTTTTTGAATACTCAGTCAATAATCTCGACCCCATGATCCTTCGTGCGTGTCAGCTTATCGCAAGTTATCTTCCTTTGAATATAGCAGGTGACTTGATTGCAGGGGCAGGTATCGCACAACAACACGTTGGGATTGACGGATTGTCCCAAACGATTAGTACCACCTCTAGCGCAACAAACGCAGGGTACGGTGCACGACTTCGTGCGTACGAACGTGAACTTAAAAACATTATGTCTATACTTAGAGGTAAGTATCGGCAAATGAGTATCTATTCGAGGTAATATGCAATTCCCACTTCCCGAACAAAGCCTTACTAAAACTCGTGCAGACTTTAGAGACGTTGAGTTTCGAAAACTCATTGCTCAAAAAGGGCTGAATGTAAAATGGACGCAAACTGCTCAATGCCCTTGTAGCCTCAAGACTGAAGACTTGAACATGGATATTGATTATATAGGGGCGAGTGCTCCCGACAAGTCTATTGATTCATCTTTTAATAATGCCTGCACTGTGTGTAGTGGTGGTGGTAAGATTTATCATTCTCCGCAGAATATACAAGCGGTGGTTACGGGAGCAGAAGGTGATTACCTTAATGCCCGATTCGGTGGGTACAGGGACGGGGTAATCAACCTTACACTGAATCCAGAACATCTGCCTGCATTCGGGGATCGTTTCGAATTATTGGACAGCGTAATGCTGTATCAAGAGATGATTGAGGATAATGGGCAAGATACTCTCGCGCTCCGTTTCCCGATCCAGCAACGGACATTGGCACTTGCTAGTGGGAACAAGACAGTAGGAGTAACCTATTGCTCTTACGCTGTAAACAACGAGACAAGTACGAACGAACTTGGACAAGGTACACACTTCGATGTTGTAGATAACAAGATTAGTTGGCGTGCCAACCAGAAGCCAGAAAACGTAACCAAGTTCACTTTCTCATACTACATCCATCCGAGCTATATCTGCGTAGGGTTCCCTAACTCTGTTCGGGATACACACGTTCGATTTAAGCAAACAATTGATGTGAACACTCCGCTTCCGATTCGGATCCAAGCGAAACTAGAGTTCTTAGAAGGGGCAACCTAATGTTTGATCTTTATCTAATGCACATTATCGGAAACGGGATTAATTATTACAAAGCAAATCGAACCTTGTTCGATCCTTTGTTCCCGCACGTGGCAGAAGCCATGCGGACTCGTATGTTCAACACGTTGCAAAATGAGACTGTCGCATTTGATAGCTCTTTCCAAGCAAGGACGGCAGGGAAACTTCCGTTGATCACCATCCAGTCGAGTGAGCAATTCTATGATCAACAAGGGCTAGGGCAAAACGGGGGAGCAGAACTTGCACATATATTCACGAGCCAAGAAGCCGTGATCAATGTGTACACCGAGTCGATGGAGACAACTCGACTCCTCCAAACCGTGATCCAAGCAAGTGTCCTCCTGTTCACGCAAATCCTTATAAAAGGGGGGTTCCAAAACATCTTGTACATCGGTGCAAACCCTTTGATCCCCGAAATCGGATTGAGAGGGGAGAACTTGGCAACGTACGGAAGACAACTTAGGTACTCTGGGTTACATCTTCTTGAAATACCTTTAAAGATTGAACAACTTGATGATATAGGTGCATCCACTAAATTGGAGGTCATCAATGTACAAGGATCTTCAGATAGTGTATAATACACCTACTTTTTAACACAGGAGACAGAAAAATGGCTTCAAGTATCTCTTTTAATGGGCAACAGTTTCGCCCAAATGTATATACTAAAGTGTTGGTAAGCGAAGGGCCTGCGCAAGCGAGTACAGGTGCTGTCGCAATCGTGGGAGACTTCCCCGAACTAAAGCCCGACACTCCAAAAACCTTCACAAATAAACTAGAGCAAAATGCGTACTTCTTGAACTCAAGTGAGAATCTAGAGTTAATCGCTGACCTAGTTTATCGACCGACTGCAGACCTTAACTCAAGTGTACAATCCTTGACGATTGTCAATGCGAATCGAAGTACACAAGCATCGAAAGCCTTCGGAAGCATCACCTTGAAATCAAAGTTATATGGGCCTTTCGGTAACCGTATCAAAACCAGCATTACAACAAACGGTGATTTGTACGACCTTTCTGTAAAAGTGGGTTCCGAAGAAGTCGAGAAAGTTGTTGCTATCGGTGAAGGTAATATTGCGAGTATCGGATATACTAAAGCAAGCACCTTTAGCGAAATGCTTTTAGAGATAAACGCAGCCGATTTGACTGTGACAGGTAAGATCACAAATATTGCTGAAGTAACTGCCGAATTTAACCAAAATCTACTTAGTGCACCTTCAGTTGCATCTGGAGTTGTGACTTTAACTACAACCGATGCTCAAACAACTGACACTATTTTTGAAATCGCAGGTACAACCCTTAATGGGTCTGTTGTGACAGAAACAGTCACTATCCCATCGGGTGATTCCACTATTGCATCAACAAACAGTTTCAGTGAAATCACAAGTATTCACTTACCCGATGATACTCTTAATGGTGTTCTAGCAGAAATCAAGTTCCCTGTTTATACAAAAGCACTTGCGGATATCACCGACTTCGGTGAAACCTTGACCGACATCCAAAATTTGAACAACGACATTGAAGGTACCTTTGTTGTAACGACTCCTGCGCGAACATTAAAAGGTACGGATATTGACCAATTTGCGTCTGCAGATATTTCAACAACAAGAAACTTCACTCAAAACGTCAAGACCATCTCTGATTGGTTTAATACTTCTCAATATGTAGAAGCGACTGTAGACTCTCGTGCAGGAGTCTCAGCCTCAGAACAAAGACTCACTAGTGGTTTCCGTGAAACTTCTGTATCAGACGCGAGCTTCCGACTAGCTTTTAACTCTTTGAAGACATCGACTGTGAACATTGTCGTTCCTTTCTCAAATGCTATCTCTGTACATGACATTGCGAAAAAAGCAGAGGCTGTGTACGAGCGAAACATTTGGGTTGGTTCTACAGCTAATGAAACTGTAGAACAAGTCGTGAACACCTATGCGAGTCAACTCAATGACCGTAACGTCGCCGTCGTTTGTCAATCAATCAAGTTAACTAATGGGAAGACCTATGGCCCAGAGTACCTCGCTTTGGTGCTTGCAAGTATGCAAGGTGCTACCTCTGTTGGGACTCCTCTTACCCGTAAACGACCTACACCTCTTATCGTGGAGACTGTACAAAACTTTGATGTTGAAGCAAAAGCAAGCTATGCGATCCAAAACGGGGTGATCCTTCTCACTGATCCTAGAGGGACAGGACTAAACATTGAGCGAAGCGTTACAACTTTCCAAGATGACAATAGAGTATTCAGCGAAGTATCCGCAAACGAGTCTCTTAACATCGCGGTACGTACTGTACGTGCAGACCTTCAGTCTCAAATCGGAACAAAGATCACAGGTGGAAAAGCAAACGATATTCGCCGTATTGTAAGTGCCACTCTCCGAGATCTTACTAAAGTCGGATTCATTCTTAGTTTCAAGGATATTGATGTATCTATCTCTAATGACACTGCGAACGTATCTTTTGCAATCTCTGTCATTCAACCTTTGAACTTCATTGTCGCCACAATCAACGTAGGATAGGAGCAATAAAATGGCTTTCGATAATATTAGAGCAGTAAATGGTGCTAACGCCATCGTTAAAATCGGTGACCAAACGATCGGGTATGCGACAGGTGTCTCCGTAAATGAAGTATACGGTCTGCAACGGATTGACGTTCTCGGTGAAATCGACTCAAGAGACATTGAACCGATTGGTCGCATCGTTAATGTGGTAATCACCTTTATCCGTATGGTGAATAACTCTGGTGGCCCAGATGCCAATCGTGGTGGTGGTGCAGTCGCTCGCTCATTGATCCCAAACGTAGGGGAAAATGCGAGCGGAAGTGATGCCACTGCAACGATCACAGACTTCTTTGAAAAAGGTTTTGATTTAGAGATTCAAGACAGTTTCCCAGCAGATGATGCAAAAGCACGATACCGCATCGTTGGATGTCGTCCATCATCTCAATCTTTTGCATTGACTCGTGGAACACTTATGGGTGTAAACGTGTCTTGTGAAGCTCTTCGGCTCGTAGAATTAGATGTTGCCTAAATAAATTTGTTCATGTATAAAAAGGATTAGCCTTTTATATATGGAGATAACAATGGCAAAAAAGAAGATTGATTTACGTGAAGTCGTTGAAGAATCACGTAACTACGAAGAAGTAAGTACCCCCAAGTTTGATTTGATTCCCCGTGAACTTGAGTTTGAAATCGAGTTCGATGCACCCGATGGGAAAAGTTATAACCAAAAACTAGTCTCTAAGATCATGGATGGTGATGACCGTCTCACCCAACAACGAGTAATACAAAAGCTATGTGCGGGTGTACTCTTTGATAATTTGAGCTATGCAGAAAGACTTCGGATTGATGCCTTATCCAGATGTCTTACTCAAATTAAAGAAGCTCCCGACTTCATTTCTGAATGGATCGGGGAAGATGATCAACTGCTTGCTGAGATCAACACGATCTTAGTGGAGCATGAAACCCGTTACTTTCGAGGAAATGCTAGAAAGAGTGCGGATGGCTCGGCAGAGAAACGAGTATCAATTACTTGTCCCGCACTTTCGAAAGATGAGTCTCCCGAATCAGCATGATTTGTACGCCAGCGAAAATGTAGAGTTTGCTCTTCTCACTCTTAATAATGAATCTTGGGATAACATTATAAAAGAGACTTTGATTAATGAACAAATTGAGTTAAACTCTAATGATGAGTTCATCAATCAAATGGAACAAGCCTTGAGAGAGGGAGAAGATTTCAATGCCATCCTCAACAGATTCGACAAATCCTAACTCCCCCTTTGGAGTCGCACACGGGTATCCTGCAGGGACACAGATAACAGACAAGCAACGGCAAGCCCAAATCCTGCAAGACCGAGCAGGTCTTGACTTTCAGTTAGCGACAGCCTCTACTACTAGGGGTTCTTTCGACCCCACGAGTCTACGTCCTCTTCCAAGTTCTCCATTAGAATTCACTGATGCCCATCACGACACAGTTGATCTAATGTTAAAGGGGAATGTTGCACAAGAGTTTTTTGAGCGTCGTAATAGTGATGATATTAAACGCTTAGAACAAGCGCACTTGCAGACAGGAAGTCCTGCGCAAGCTCTTCAACAAGTATTTGAGTCTCGGGGATATACTCCTCCCGAAACTTATGCTGCAACAATGGCAGGTGCTCTTCCCCAACTTGAACAGGCTGTGGGTGCATATACTCAATCTCAAGTAGGACTTGCAGAAGCGTATAAACATAATCTTCCTTATGAAGGTTCCCTACCTGAGAGGACAAAAGGACAACTTTTTGCAGGAAGGTTAATGGCGGGGCAGGTTGAGCGAAACGTTAGTCAGCCAATGGCTTTCTCGGAGGCTTTAGAGATTGCTCAACAACAACTTGGGTCGGAGGCAGGACACATTGTCCCTATCGTACAGGGTCAACGTCTAGAACCCGAATCTGAGAGTGAAAAGAGAGCATTTGCTCGTGCAAATAAACAAGTAAAAGGAGGGGAGCCTCAAGTCCAGCAATCATTCTCGGACTTAACGACTGTCGTTAAAGAATTGTCGAACGCACTCAAAGACCTAACGAAAAGCGCAAAGCCTCAAGAATCAAAAGGCGATCTTATTCAGAAAAGACACGATCTTGCGATGGAACAACAAAGAGACCGTCAAGAGTTTAGTTCCGCTAAAGCCTTCCATGATAAAGGACAAAAAGACCTCGCACATGATCGTGCAGTGAGTCGACAAGAACGCGGTGGTACGATTAGACATGGGCATATCCAAGCGCAACACCAGCTTGCGATGAAGAAGCAGAAAGATGCGCAAGAACACCAGATAAGTTTGGAGGAAAGAAGGGAACAACACCGTGAAAAGATGGCAGGGGGCCGAAGAAAAAGTGGACTCACCGAGTTTGCACTGGGAGCTATGCATCGAGGGGATGTGTTACGTTTTGCTAACTTCGGTGGACGAGTGGCTAGGCGTGCAATAGGTGGCGGGTTCAATATGGGGATGGGAGTAGCAGGGGGATCTTCCATCGCACAATCCCTTAGTGCAATTAGTCCCTTTGGGTTGCCGATAGGCGCAATGACTGCAATGCCCATGAATATGCTCCAAAATATTGGTATGCGTGGTGCTGAGATGGAGTTGACTGCTTTACAAGCAGAGTCCTTAGAGACAGGACGTGTTCGTAGTAGTAGTTTGATGAGCAGTGGCTACACTGTTAACGGCATTATGGCGTTGAGTACAGAACTAGGTATTAGCCCTAGTCAGTCTGCATCTATGCTAAAAGATGTGGGTATGGCAGATCCAAATAACTCTTTCTCTGTATCTGATCTCACAAGTTTAGCTGTGCGAGGGTTTGACCCTTCCCAAGTTGCTCAAATAGGGGGACAACTTGGGATGCTTGGAATTGGAGGCTCTCGTGATGTCATTGGACTTATGAATAAGTCTGAAAAACGAGGAAGCCAAGCAATAGATTTTGCATCTCGTGTCGCAGACTTTTCTAGAAGTCGAAGGGTTGCAGGCTTAGGTGTAGACCTAGCAGGCACTGCAAACAGGGTTAAAAGCATGGGTGTCGGAGCAGAAGCAGGACTTGCAACATTAGGTAAGGTACAGGGGACAGCACTACAAGCAGGACAAGGATTGACTTCTATGTTTGGTGGAATGGCAGACCTCGCAATACGTGCTTCCGCTTTTGAACAAGCAGGTGGTGATCTTTTTAGAGCACAAGGTATAACAGAAAATATGAGTGCTTCCCCGAAATTACTGCTACAAGCTCTTGAAGGCATGGGGATGTCAACCGAACAACAAAACCTTGTTCTCGCAGGTAAAGGATTCACAACAAGACAAGTAGCGCAGTTACGTGGTGCAGATGGTGCAGGTGGCTTAGATAAAAGAATTACCCCTGTTGACACAACCGAGTCGCTTGTTGTATCTCGTAAGTTTGCCCAAAGACAACAAGCGGACGTTAAACAACTTTACTCTACTACAGGTAAAGATGGTGAAAGTATGATCACCAAACTCGATGCGATGTTAACAGCAGACGCAAAGTATCAAGAGAAAATGCTAAAAACTATGGTCAAAGCATCCCAAATTGAGAATATTGGGAGCGCAGTGACTAATTTAACAACATCCGTAGCGAAGACAAATATTTTAATTGCAGGAATAGCTGATTTCTTAAAGGATGTTCAAACTAAAGGTCTAAGGCAAACAATTAGGGATCTAATATGATTTTACAACCTGTAGAACTAAGCGTTGATATCAATGGGCAAGAGTACAAGTCCCAAGTAAAGTCCGTTCGTATCGAGGACACGATTCGGAGTGCACCTTACGGGAGTGCATCTATTGAGATGGAGGCAGAGAACACCTTCAACTTTGAGACTGGACAATTCGTAACCATCATTGGGAGTGAAGGAACCGTGTTCTTTGGATTGATTCGTGCACTTAGCCAAAGTCAACACACTCTTCCAAATGGAGTGAGGATCACACAGATATCAATCTCTTGTGTGTCGTGGGCATACCTCCTAATGCGAGGGGAGTTCAAGCAGGCAGTTACCAATCTCCCCGATGTGGACAAAAGTGCAGTCTTCAAAATATCAGATTATAATTCGGGCATCCTAAAAGTCTTACGAGAAGAGCTAGAAGAACAGTCTCGCCCTGCCGAGGTGCTAGCGAAATTTATAGAACAACTTGCTCATTACAAGTATAAGGGGGATAGGTTAGGAGACTTAATTGTTGTTTTTGATGGGGATGGCTTCTCTATGTTTGATGATAGTTTCCCGTACAGCGAAGCCCCCGAAAACGTGATTCATGGTGTGCTCCTCACTCAATATCAAGGCGCATATGTAAGTAATATGTCTCATTGGGCGATTATTAACCAATTGTTTAATGTACTTCCTCAGTTCTTTGAATTGTTTTGTTTCACGACACTTCAAGATGGTGATCCTCAATTAAACATTATGTTTAGATATAAACCTGTGAACCCCACAACACGTTATGGGTCTGCTCTCTTTGAAGAGTTCTTTCCTCAAAAGGACGTTCGTAAGCTCCCTAAGTTAGATCGTAAACAAGTTACGGAGTTTAGGTACTCCTTCGATGAAGAAGACCACATCAACCTTGTTTTTGTAGAGAATCCTTTTGCTGATGCAAATGGGCATCAAAGAAACTTCTTCCGTAAAAATACGGTTCCTGTATATGACGGGGAAGATATTAATCGCAGAGGGCTTCGTAGCTTTTCGGTGACATCTCCCTTTGTATTTGCGAGGGGTAAAACAAAAGAGATACAACAAAAGAACCTTCGTTTGCACAACGCATTAGCACATCGCATCTTCTTTACTATTGGACAAGGCAGTAAATTCTGTAGAGGGTCAATTACTCAAGAAGGGGGTACTCCTCTAGTCGCAGGGCAATGGATACAGATGGGGGACAGCTTCACTTGTTACGTACACAGAGTCACAAAAAGCTTTAGGATGAGTGAAGAAGGTGTGATGAGCGCAACGTATGTGTACGACTTCGAGCGTGGAAACTTCGATAACCTAGTTGTTAAATTTAAGGATTCAGAAGCACAAGAAGAGGCTACTGAACGACCTAAGAATGAGGAGACGAAATGATATACGCAGGAACCGTTATTAAAGTAGAGGAAGCCTTAGATGGCTCCCCAATGTATACTGTCGCCACTCCAAACGGGGCTGTGTACTTCCCGTGTTTCGTATCTTCTTCTTCTGGAGGGTTCGATGCTAAGTACATGATGTCTCCTGTCTCTGAAGGGGCAGAAGTCGTTATCTCCTCCGTAAATCGAGGTAAAGTCTATTACATTATTGGAGGCATACCCGATAACGCTGATCAAGTGGCGGTGAGCACCTCCGCACAAACTTCTTTGAATATGGATGCGGATTATAATGGACATCATCACACTGAAACAGTACTTAGGAACACGAATAGTACCATTAATATGTCTCCAGTGCATGACCTTACTCTAAAGTCTCCCAATATGAGACTACAACTCGATGAAGGAGTGCTTAGAATAAGCCAACAAGGGACAAGTGAAAACTACATCTTGAATGGACAACCTTTCTTAGACGAGTTGTTTGAGTACATTGCTGAGATGGAAGCTCGGATCAATGCCCTCGAAAATGTAATCCTTGCAGGAGAGTCTGGCATTGCAGTAGGGATAGATTCTGCTCTTGCAGTGGCAACATCTGCCTCCAATATTGCAAGAATTGCTCAACTAACAGAAGAGAAGTTTTCTTTTAATACAGGAATGACTTTATTAAAAACATCCCCTTCCCTAACAAGTTCAACTGTGGCAAAATCAGATTGTGAGTCCACGCAAAACACATCCATCAAGATTCCGTAGGAGACACACCATGTTACTTGAGCCTAATGAGAGTGCACGCATAGACTACTTTTTTGCAGATAACACAAAAGCATCTAGTTATTTTCTCCTTCCAAATCAACCAAGTGCTGTCACTGTCAACCAACAGACAGTGCATGAGCACTTCTACTCCATTAATGGGACTCCTCTTTCTAGACGTAGTAATAAAGTACACTGGACAATCTCTATTGAAGGGTTCTCTGGTGTTGCAAAAAGAAACTTCGTGAACATTGATAATTTAAGGACAATTACTTCTATAGAAAAAATCCTTGAGTCTTTTGAACGGTTCTTAGCGGAGTACAGACGTTCAAGTTTAGGTTTAAACTTTTACGATCTACAAAAACAACGTGTTTACGTAGATGCCTTCCCTGTTGCATTTACCTATAACTCCTCCGTAAGCGGAAGTAGACTTGGGTATACGTGGCAACTTGAACTTGTTTGTTATTCGGAAGTAGGGGTGCCTACACTAGAAATAAACGACTTTGAAGATTTCTTTGCAAAGCTAACAGGCACTATAGATGGTTTTACAGTTGTAGCCAACGACCTAGACACCTTCATTGAACAACAAGTGGACTCTTTCAACCGTCCAGTACGTGAACTATTTAATAGTGTATCTCGTGCATCGCGCTCTGTCTTGAATATTGCTCAATCTGCTAGGGGAGCAGTTCAATCTACTAGGAATACTGTCCTCAAAGCAATTGATACCATTTACGAAATCGGGACAACAGCGATAAATATTGGAGACGAAGTTAAAAGTATCTTCACAGAGGATCTTCCTTCCTTTTATGCAGAGAATCAAGTTAAGGATGGTTTCACCGATGTAAAAAGCACGCTGATTGAACTTGGTTTAAGTGAAGAGTCTCTTGCCCTTCGAGCAGAAGAAAACGTGTATCAACTTGAGCTACTCATCGGGTTGTATAACGTGTACAACCTTCAGTCGTACCATGTATCGAATAGTAGAGTAAGCGGAGGCTCATTCCTTGATAAAGATAATGGGTACTCCACGCTAGCTTCTTTCCAAACGACAGACAACGTTGTGTCTACAAACGATGGGCAGGAACAACCTAAATATAAATATGTGCTACGTGCAGGTGAAAACCTGTATCGTGTTGCCGTCAGCGTGTACAACGACGTGAACCGTTGGACAGAGATCGCAGACCTAAATGGATGGCTCGATGCAAACACAACAAGTTCGGGGTACCCACCGAGTGCAGGGGACACGATCTTCCTGCCTAGTGAACCCACGCAACTTGGTGTCTCTGCGATACCTAATATCGTAGGTAACGGAAGCGTACTTCTTACTGATATTGCTCTCGTTGATGGGGATCTTCAATTACTCGGTGGAGACCTAAAACTTGTATCTGGAGAAGATAACTTTGTACAAGCGGTGACAAACAGGATAAGAACCTTTCAAGGAGGGCTTATTGATGACGCGGAGTACGGATTCCCCGATATTATTGGGACAACGACACCAAATGCATTTATCTCGCTACAAGTTGTTGACCAATTACTTAGAGATCCTCGTGTCCTTAGTGTCTCCGATGTAACACTTGAGCAAGAAGATGATCGTGCTTTTCTTGATCTAAATGTAGTGCCATTTGAAGGGGATTCTGTTAATATCATAGTACCAGTAGGAGACTAAAATGCCATATACCCCGAAATCTCATAACGAGATCCTTAGAGACTTGAGAGCAATGACCATAGGGCGAACCGACTTGAACGATATCCAAGCGGGATCGGTTCTGAATACCCTGCTCTCTGCTTTTTCGCACGAGTTAGCAAGTGCAGAGCGTCGTATCTTCAATGTAAGAGAGGCTTTCTTCCTTGCGGGAGCCACAGGTGCAGAACTCGATGAAAGAGTTGCAGAATTGCCTCCTGCAGGCATTTCAAGACTCCCTGCAACCAATGCGAGTGCTAGTACCCTAAAGATCACTAGAGGGCTACCAGACGCAGGTGATTTAACCATTCCTGCAAACAGTATTGTAAGTACTGTCTCTGGAATCAAGTATCGGACGACCTCCGACGTGATTATCCCTGCTAATGACGCTGAAGTTGAAAACGTGCAGATTGTTGCGACCAATGCGGGATTTTCGGGGAATACGAGTGCAGGCACCATTAGTGTCATTGTCTCAATGCCCGATAAGGTACTTGAGATAACAAATACACAACCTTTGTCAAACGGTGGAGACGAAGAGTCCGATGACCAATTGAAGCAACGTGCGTACAATTATCTCAGATCTTTAAGTCGGTGCTCCACATCCTCGTTAGAGTTCCTCGCTCTTTCTTTTATCTCCTCAAATGGGGACAAGATGAAGTTCGCTCGTATCTTCGAAAATCCAGAGACTCCTTCAGTCTCCGAACTTGTTGTTGATGATGGAAGCGGACTCGATGTTGAATCGGTATCCACCGAAGGCACCACGACGACAGGTACTGTTCCTACAAGCGGGTATCGTGTTCTTTTTCACGAGGCTCCTGCAACTGCCCCGATTACAACAACCAACCTTGTTGTTAAAAACGCAGGGAATGTCGTAAATGTCAGCGCAGATCAAATCACCTCCATTCCAGAACGTGGTATCTTATATGTCGCTGAAGGTGTCCTCCAAGCAGGCTACACTTGGGAAATTAGTGGCTACCAAGTGTATACAGGATTTATCTCTGAGCTTCAAAGCGAGATTGAAGGGGATGTTGACAACGCAAGCGTACTCACAGGGTTTAGAGCTTCGGGCACTCGTTGTGTAGTGAAGATTGCAGAGAAGCAAGACTTTAAGTGTGATGTGTTCTTAAGTGCAGACGTTGGGTACCTCTTTGACCCCATTGAAGTGCAAGTTCGAACAGTTATTGTTAACTTTGTCAATAACCTTGCACCAAGTGAACCGTTGTATATCTCTGATCTCATTGCGCAATGTAAAGATGTTGAAGGAGTAAGGGACATCAAGTTCTTCGGTCAAAACTCTTCTACCCGTCT